GCGGCGGTGTTGGCGGCGCTAAACCTAAAGAGAAATATACTTTTGATCGGATTACTGGTTCACGTTCTGCAAAAGATTACAAAGAAAGAGAACGAGAGCCGGAAATAACAGGTCAATTAAATTTTGGCTCTCCTCGCCGAAGTAGTAGCAATAGAACTCCAATGATGAGTGATGATTATTCACGTGGAGGAAAGGTGTCTGCTTCTAAACGCGCCGATGGTATAGCCCAGCGCGGCAAAACTAAGGGTCGGATGTGCTAGATCTAAACACCGCTTGGTCTGCCATCCTATCTTTGGTGATTGGATTGCTAGGCTACATGATGAATGAAAAGTTCAGGGAACTGGCTCGTGTCACGATCCTGTTGAACAAAACACGCGAGGAGGTTGCCCGTGATAACGTTACTCAAGCAGAAGTGGATCGCATTACAAACCACATTGACCAACGCTTTAACAAGCTTGAAGCAAAGATTGACCAGCTTATTCAAGCGGGACGATAATGCCAAGTAAGAGTAAAGCTCAACACAATTTCATGGCAGCGGTGGCCAATAACCCATCTTTTGCTAAGAAAGCAGGCGTTCCCACCTCTGTGGGGAAAGATTTTTCAGCGGCTGACAAAGGCCGTAAATTTTCTAAAGGTGGCGATATGAAATCAGTAGATATGGAAAAGAATCCCGGTTTGGCCAAGTTACCTACAGACGTGCGTAATAAAATGGGTTATATGAAAAAAGGCGGCATGGCTAAAGCAGACATGAAGCAAGATAAAACAATGATGCAGAAGGCTGTGAACAAACACGAAGGCCGTTTGCACAAAGGTCAGCCTATGACAAAATTAGCTGCTGGTGGCGCATTCCGCAAATCAGCTAACGGGATTGCTACAAAAGGCAAAACCAAAGCAACAATGGTTAAGATGAACATGGGCGGCAAAGCCTGCTAAGGAGTAAATTATGGCTACCAAGAAACCAATGAAGAAGTTTAAACGCTACGATGAGGGCGGCTCTGTTGAAGAGGCAATGGCCAAACAGCGTGGTTTAGACATGTCAAACAAAGAAGCGCCTGTAGGCTTCTTTGAGCGCCTTCGCGCAGGTAACATAGATGAACCCGGCTCAGAAGCATACAACCGCTTTGGCGCTGGCCGTGGTCGTGCTACTCCTGCACCAGCCGCCCCGGCAACGCCTGCCGCACCTGCTGCACCATCCATGCCCGCTGCGTCTTCTACTCCTTTGTCTGATGACATGTATTCAGACTTCGGCCCAAGTGCTGGTCGCAGTTCTAGCGAAACCATTAAGCCTACACGTCAGGTAATGAATAAACCTACGTTACCTGCCAAGCCAACTGCCACGCCAGTTCCGCCGTTGCGTAATACTGGCCCTGATCGCAGTAGTTTAATTAACAAGCCCCCTGCATACGCAGGCCCATTGCGCGGTATGCGTAGCGATGCAGGCGCTTCTAAACCAGCCGCTTCGGCTGCATCACAGATCCCCGGCCAGTCTGCCAAAGCTCCTCAAGGCGAGAAGATTGATTCTTCTGAAACCAGCCGTAACATTGAAAATGCAATGCTTGCCACTGGTGCGGGTGGAGTAGGTTTGGCTGGCTTGTACAAGCTAGGCAAAATGATGAAGGGTGGCAGAGAGGCCGCAGGCAAAGTTGCTCCATACCTTAAAGAACTTGGCACAAGTGCTCCCAAGAAGCTTTTGGAAGGCCCACGCAAAGCCAGCAAGTCAGCCGATGTCACAGACGTAGTGCCTAAGTCCACGTCATATCGCAGTTTGACTGGTAAAGCTAGAGAAGATGCAAAAGCCAACGAAGCCCGCGAAAAGTTGATGAAGTCTAACTTTGTCAAAAAGCCTAAGAAGCCATTAGATGAGTCTGACACAACAGGCGGCGCAATTGGCTTTAAACGTGGTGGCAAGACTAAAAATTACGCCTCTGGTGGAATGGTTTCATCTGCATCTAGACGTGCTGACGGTATTGCCACTAAAGGCAAGACTCGTTGCAAAATTTGTTAAGGAAGTAACATGCCAACTCGTCCAATTACTCAGCAAGAGCAAGAAGCTGCGGATAAAACCGGCGGCAGATACCGAACCGACCTTGCCCCCGGCAGTGTGGCGATGAACCACCGTCCACCAACTGGCGGTAGCACATACGTCGCTAAAGAAGCAAATACAGCAGGCGCAGGTCGCGGCAAACAAGGCGGCCCTACCGCAGCAGAACTTCAGAAGTATGAAGATAAACAAGATGCGGGAATTTTTACCAAAGGTAAGCGTATGCCCCCATCGCCTCGTGAGATGGCTGGTGGCGGTAAAGTAGGTTCTGCTTCTAAACGGGCGGATGGCTGTGCCACCAAAGGCAAAACACGAGGCAAGTTTGTATGATGGCCAGCCGTGGAATGGGGGCAATGTCCCCTAATAAAATGCCTAAAGGCAAAAAGATTAAACGCAAAGACAATCCTAATGAGGTTGAAATGTTTGCGGGCGGTGGTTTGTATGCCAACATTAACGCCAAGAGACAGCGCATAGCCGCTGGCTCTAAAGAAAAGATGCGTAAGCCCGGATCTAAAGGCGCTCCTAGTGCTCAAGATTTTATTCAATCTGCAAAGACTGCTAAAAAATGACAACTACCGGCTCCACCCTCTTCAATATGGACTTCACGGAGATTGCCGAGGAAGCATGGGAGCGGGCGGGTCGGGAGATGCGTTCAGGTTATGACTTGCGTACAGCACGCAGATCAATGAACCTAATGACCATAGAGTGGCAGAACCGTGGCATCAACATGTGGACGATGGAGCAAGGGTTCATTAACCTAACTCCGGGTCTGGCTACATACGCTTTACCAACGGACACAATTGATCTGTTGGAGCAGGTTATTCGTACAGGCCAGAACTCATCTTCCACGCAGGCTGACCTCACAATCACACGTATTAGTGTTTCTACTTATGCGACCATTCCGAACAAACTACAACAAGCCCGTCCAATCCAAGTCTGGGTTCAAAGACTTTCTGGACAAGTTAACCCAACCGATGCGGTCTTGGTTGGAGCCATCACCGCCACGGACACCACGCTCACGCTTAACACGGTGGTTGGGTTAGCAGGATCTGGCTTCCTACGTTTAAACAATGAAGACATTTACTATGGCTACATATCAGGGAATACCCTTGGTGGTGTATTCCGTGGTCAGAACAATACAACAGCAGCCTCTCAAGCAGATGGCACGGCAGTCTTTGTTCCTCAGCTTCCTGCTGTAACTGTCTGGCCTACGCCTGATAACAGCACGTCCTACCAGTTTGTTTACTGGAGACTGCGCCGGGTTCAGGATGCTGGCGCTGGTGCTGAGACAGCAGACATGAACTTCCGCTTCTTGCCATGTGTAGTGGCAGGTCTGGCGTATCACATTGCCATGAAAGTGCCTGAGTTAATGCCCCGCCTTGAGATGCTTAAGGCTGCATACAACGAGCAGTTTGATCTGGCAGCCGGTGAAGATAGAGAGAAAGCGGCCATTCGCTTTGTGCCCCGTCAGATGTTTATTGGTGGGAGTATGTAATGGGTAACCGATTTGCATCCGGCAAGATAGCGATTGCTGAGTGTGATCGGTGCGGCCAGCAGTATCAGTTAAAGAAGCTTAAGACTGAAGTCATTAAGCAGCGTCAGTATCAGTTGTTGGTGTGCCCAGAATGCTGGGATCCAGATCAACCTCAGTTAATGCTTGGAACATTTCCAGTGGATGATCCGCAAGCTCTACGCAATCCGCGTAGGGATACAACGTATGTAACCTCTGGTGTAAACGTTAGCGGTAACCTGTCTGGTGGTTCAAGAGACATTCAGTGGGGCTGGCAGCCAGTTGGTGGAGCCAGTTTAAATGATGCAGGATTGACACCAAACTACTTGGTGGCAACGACATTTGTTGGTACAGTAACAATATCTTAAGGAGTTTAAACATGGCTTACACACGATCAGCAGACGGCATTGCTAAAAAGGGCAAAACCGAAGGCAGGAACTTGGGCAATAGCGGCCCAAACCAAAAGGAAATTATGGGCGGCAAGGGTAAAGGTAAAGGTAAAACCAATGCCGACATGCTGTCTATGGGTCGTAACTTGGCAAAGATTGCCGCACAGAAACGAGGCTAATCATGGCTACATTCAGCAAAAAGATGATGGGCAAAGAAGTTGGCGATGCCAAGGTCTATGCCAAGCCACACACAATGACTGGTAAAGTTGTTAAAGCTTCTGACAACCCCGGCAGTGGTGATGACCACAGCGATGCCGGAACAGTCAATATGGCTGTAGGTAACGTGTATCGTCGTCCTGCACCGGCAGCTAAAACAACTGGTATCAAGATGCGCGGCGCAGGTGCGGCGACCAAAGGCTTTATGTCCCGTGGCCCAATGGCTTAAGGTTTAAACGATGGCACTGACATACGCCCAACTTGTGGCTGCGGTAGTAGACTACACGCAGAACACGTTTGACACGACCGCGATCAATACAATGATCAAGCAGGCGGAGCAGCGCATCTATAACACGGTGCAGATTGCCAACTTGCGTAAGAACGTCACGGGTGTATTGTCTACCGGCAATAAGTACTTGGCTTGTCCAGAAGACTTCCTGTCGGTATACAGCCTTGCCGTGTATCCGTACAACTCCACAACAGCCACTGGCACGGCTGGTGCTAAAAGTATTGTGGTAACCAGTGCAACTGGCATAGCGGTCGGCCAGCAGGTCACAGGCACAAACATCGGCACTAACGCCATCGTTCGCAGCATCAGCGGAACAACAATCACTTTGACTGTAGCCAACAGCGGGGCTGTGTCCACTACGGTCATCTTCCAAGGCGACTATTTGTACCTCCTGAACAAGGACGTGAACTTCGTGCGCGAGGCATATCCTTTGAGTGCACAGCAGTCTGAGCCTAAGCACTACGCTATCTTTGGCCCGCAGTCAGCTAACGTCAATGAACTGTCGTTCATCCTTGGCCCTACGCCTAATGCCAACTACTACGCAGAACTGCATTATTACTACTACCCAGAATCCATCGTTACCGCCCTGACCACATGGCTAGGTGATAACTTTGACTCTGCGTTGCTGTATGGCACTCTGGCAGAGGCAGGAACATACATGAAGAGCGCACCGGAAGACGGCATGTACAAGGTGTACCAAGAACGGTACGTTCAGGCTATTGCGCTTCTCAAGAACTTGGGTGACGGCAAGCAACGTGCTGACGCTTATCGTGATGGTCAGATTAGGGTTCCTGTAGCATGAGCATCCTCCAAACCCAGACGACTAGCTTTAAGACAGAGCTTTATACAGCCGTCCACAACCTATCCACGGATACGCTGAAGATCGCCCTGTACACGGCCAGTGCTGATTTAAACGAGTCAACTACCGTTTACACGACGGTAGGCGAGGTTACAGGAACTGGATACGTTGCAGGCGGTGTGGCCTTGACCGGCGTAACCATTAGCTCCTCTGGGTATACAGCTTATGTAGACTTTGCCGATGTGGTGTTTAACGCATCGGTTACGGCACGTTGTGCTTTGATCTACAACGTTACTCAGGGCAATAAATCCATTGCTGTGTTGGACTTTGGGTCTGACAAAACATCTACCAATTTCACCATCACAATGCCTGCTAACACAGCCACGGCAGCATTGATCCGTTCTTCTAATTAAGGAGCCTCACATGAGCTTGGACAAAATCACCGCTACCGACCAAGTAGCCGCAATCACAAAATACAACACCATGCCCTCTGATGAGATGGCTATCCACGGTACATATCATGCCATTTGCTACAGCATTGATGGTTTTATCAAGTGGGACGAACCTATCCAGAACTTGGTAACGACTGTTGGTAAGAATTTGACCTTGGACACCATTCTTGGCAACTCAGCCGCTGGCGCAGTTGTGATGGGTTTAAAGGGCACAGGTACAGCCGTGGCTGCTGATACACAAGCTTCACACGCAAGCTGGTTGGAAGTGGGTGGAACTAACGCTCCTGCATATTCTGGCAACCGTCCTACACCTTCTTTTGCTTCAGCAGCCGCTGCAAGCAAGGCTACATCTTCTGCCGTGTCATTCTCTATGACTAGCACAGGTACTGTGGCAGGTTGCTTTATCAACATTGGCGGTAGCGCAACTAAAGATTCAACCACTGGCACATTGTTTTCTGCGGGTGATTTCTCTAGTTCTAAGGCTGTTGTTAACGGTGACACGATTGCGGTAACGTACACATTAACATTGACTTGATATGGCGTTAGCTTGGGGTGATGGCGCATGGGGTGATAACGCGTGGGGCGGGGGAGAGACTTTCCCTGTCAGCGTTACTGAAACCGCCTTACTTGCCGACACTCCAACTGCGGGGTTTTTAATTGATGTAAGTATTACGGAGTCTTTGACTAACGGAACATCGTGGGGTCAAGATGCATGGGGTTCTGGGTCTTGGAGTGGCACATCGGGTATTCAGGATGTTCAGACTGTAGCTTTGACAATGAATGTGGCTGTAGATGAGTCTGCTGCGATTGCTGAAGACCAGTCTGTTGTTGCTAACTTTGCAGGGTCTGTAACGGAAACTGCGGCTATTGCTGAGACAAACGAGGCAATTACAAGCTACAACGTCAGTGTGTCAGATAGCCAGACCATTACAGATGATGAGGCCGCGCAGACAAGTTATACAGAGAGCGTGTCAGATTCAGTTGGAATTGTGAGTGTAGAGGAAGCGGTTGCTACATTCTTAGGTGATATATCGGAGTCGATTGCAATAGCAGAAGCACAGGTGGCTGTGCTAATTATGACCATCAATGAGTCGATGGCTATTGAAGAAGGAACGACTGTAGGTACGTATTACACAGAATTTTTAACTGAGTCTGCGGCGATCACGGATATAAATGGTGGTGGTGCAAACTACCAACTGAGCCGGACGGAAACGATGGCTATAACAGAAACAAATGGTGGACGATTCTTGTGGGAAATTATTGATGACACACAAGGCGTTACATGGCAAAATATCAGCAATCCGCAAACGCCGGGCTGGGGTGCTGTTGATACAACGGAATCGCCCGGTTGGACAGTAATTTCTACTCAG